ATCAGAAACTCAAGCCGCAGATTTATTTACTGATGTTGGTGGTGAAGTAACAGAAAAACTAAGTAAACAAAGGAGAAGTAAAACTGCAGAAGCCCTTGGTCAGGTTGATAGTCTCCGTATTGCTTACATGACTTCTCAACTTGGTACTACGGCTGCTAACGTAGGTACAGGTGTTTTTAATACTGTCGTAGATATATCAGATAATTTCTGGAAGAATACTATAAGATCAGCAAAAGGTGAAGTGTTACCAGACGGTACAATTAAAAGACGTTGGGTAGGGGGTACGTTTTCTACACTAAGAGGTATGTCTTGGAATAGGGCAGAGGCAGCAGTACTAAAGGACTTGATGTTAGAGGAGACTCCCCTTGCATTTAGAGAATTATTCTATGAAACTGTAAAGGGAATGGATGTTAGTGGTAGTAACTCTTTATTACCTAAGCTGGGCAGAGTTTTAAACACTTTAAATATTGCTACTGATGCAGTGTTTAAAGAGGCTGCACTTTTTTCGGGCCTTGATCGTAAACTACGTGAGTTAAATAATCCTAATTTAGGTACAAGTCTATCAGACTTTTTAACTCGTACTAAACCTGATGGGTCTAACATGACTCTCTCTGATTTACCTGAAGGTGTTATGGATTATGCCGTTGATAACGCACAAAGGTTTACATTTCAAAAAGGTTTTAAAAAAGATACCTCATTGTTTGGTCACGGTGCAAGGGGCTTGCAGTCTTTACATCACAAAGTTCCCTTTCTTGTTTCTGTTGGTATGGACACTCCCTTCCCAAGATATATAGCCAATCACTTAGAGTATGCCCATGATTATAGTGGGATAGGTATGCTTACAGGAGGGCTAGATAAGTTAGATCAAATGATAGGTGGTCTTCAAAACACACGTAAAACAACCTTAGTTGGGGGTGATGTAAATAAAACATTTTTAGATCGTACATCTAGAACTTTGACTGGTGCTATGATGACGATGGGTGGTTTTGGATTAGCGGTTGAGAAGGAAGGTAAGATTGATTTTGATAAGTATGTGTCAGTAACAAAAACTGAAGTTGATCTTTCCCGAATGGCTGGGCCGTGGGGAATTAATTTACTTATGGGTGATGCATTATATAGGTACATATATGGACTGCCCTATAATAAAACAGCTACTAATGAAAACGTACTTGACATACTAGGCGGCATACCTGATTTAAGTAGTGGTGCTTTTGAATTTGAATCTAATTTAATAAGAAACTTAGTTAAATCTTCAGAGCAAGGTACTGCAACACCTGAACTAGAAAAAAACTTAGGTGATATCCTAGCTACTTTTACTTACCCACAAACTTTTGCAAGGGATTTTTATTCTCAATATGACTATGATTCTGCAGGTAATCCTTTTACTAGAGATTTAGAACCTAGTAAAACTGCTGGCGAAAGAAATATGTTAGAAGATATTATTCACAGTAACCTATTAAAAAATCAAGCGACAAGGTTTTTAGTTGATACTCCTATGATGGATTATACTCAGTCATGGAGTAAAGGTAAAAGAACTGGCTTTGATTATAAATTATATACACCATTTAATCCTGATCCAATAGGATCTTGGAACCCAATGACAAAAAGTTTTGGTGCTGTTGAAGAACCGCCAAGCAGTTTAATCCAACAAGAGATGACGTTGCTTGGTCTTCAAGACTATAAGATGTATGGTGATAGAGTAGTACCCAACCCCACTATTCAGTATCAAACAAGTTATATGTTGTCTCAAAAAATGCCATTCTTATTTAAGGCTTGGAAGGAAACCTTCCGATTAGGGGGCAACTATGGAGATAGAACTTATGATCAGTTAGGAAATGATTACACAAAGAAAAGGGATGCGCTGGAATCTTTTATAGATCAAACGATCTCTACACATAGTAAGGCTGTTCAAGAGCAACTTGATTCAGCAGTATTAAATCCTGAACTTAAAAGAAAAGTAGTGGGTTATGTTAGAAATCAATATGAACTGCAAGCAGCTATCTTTAATAGGTCTTATGGTAATTTAGATAAAGTTGTAAAATTCTATGGTGATGAGTTTGAGGGTGCAGAAACCAGCAAAGAGTATATAGAAAACGCAGGGTCTATTGAAGACGAAATCAACAGACGCCTGCGAATCATAGATTATATACCTAAGTATGACTTCAAAAAAGATATGAAGTTAGGAACTACAAGACAGATGTACGACTAGTCATCATCTAACATATAGTCTGCCCACTCATACGCTACTCTCTTTAGTTCAGACATTTGAGTTAGCCCCTTACTATTAGGTAGTAATCCAGCAAGAGCTTGTCCTGCTAGATAACGCCGAGCGGTAAGGGGCTTTATTGTTTTAACGTTACGCTTCTTTTTTATGTAGGTCTTTGCTTCGTTCTCTAATTCTTTGCTCATTATCACTTACTTTTTTTAAGTTAAAGAAATATGCAGTATTAAATCCATACTCCCAGCTTCTGTTGTTGTTACTATTTAATGAGTAGGGATTACCTAATCTGCCATTCTTAAATGACTTAGAACCTTCATCGTAGGGATTCATTTATGTACCTCTTTCATTGTTTCCATCATTTTATCCATGTACCACCTTGCTTTCTCCATATCCTCAACTGGTTTTTGTTTGTATCTATGGCGGTGTTGATACTTAACCATGTTCCCTTGGCAGTAAGCAATGAAACCTTCATTACCTAGCACCTGCTTAATATAATCTATACATTCTATATCACCTGTGTTATAATGAAAAGGTTTACTGACAGAGTTATACTCAGCAATAAGATTTTCGTCTGGTATTCTTGATGGCTTAATCATAATTTAATTAACTCCGCATTAGTATAAGGTATGTGGAAGAATAACTCACCTTTCTTAATTCGTCCACCGTGTGCTTCACCAAGGCTTTCTTTTGTAAGACAAGTGTCTTTAATTCGCCACACTTGTTTCATATCATTACGAAAGACGTAGAAGTTTAGCACCCCATTTATTCCCTCGTACTTATCTAACAACCTTTGTTTTCTTTCTGGTATCCTTATCTCTTTCCAGTACGTAGGCCAATCACCTGTCCACTGAGACTTAACCTCCGCTTCATTGAAGTAGGTGTAACCTTCTTTCTGAGACACTACATCTGCGTAGTAATCTTCCTCACTATTAATAATGATATGCCCCTTGCCCTCAAGTAATTGGATCAAAGTATCTTTAGCAATACCATCGTATTTTTTATATAAAGATTTGTTAAAATGTTTTCTTACTGCCATTTTATTTTCCTTCGTTTAGTGCGGTTTCATGTTTCTTTAGGTACTCATATGCATTGATTACCCTGTCGGATGAGTCTGAGAAAGCTCCCAGACCCACGTTACAGTGATGGCATACCCAACCTCTGTAGGTTTCAGTATCGTGACAGTGGTCAAGTACCCAACTCTGAAGTCTCTTTTGTCCCTTCCTAGATATCTCTTCTATACTCCTAGTACATATAGGGCATTTATAATTATCATCTGGGTAGATATGGATAGTCTTCAAGTGTTTAATTAAATTTGATTGATTCCTCGCACAAGTTCTACACTTTCTTTTGATCTCACCTGATAGCATATGTTGAAAGTTTTCTACTGGTTGCGTGACACCACAGTTATTACACTCAAGGCCCCCCTCAAAATGAACCTTTATATTTTCAAACATTTCTAATTGCATTAGTTAATATCCACCATCTCGCAGACATCACCAGTACATGCCAGTGTCTGCATTCCAGAAGTATTATCTTCTGCTTCATACTCTGAAAGACCTTCCCATTTAATTGAGCTAGGCATACAGGATAGTAAGGTCTTATAGTCTGTCTTAGAACAATCTTGGTAAGGTGCTTGCTGGTATGTATGCTCATTGAAAGGTAGGAAGGATACACCAGACATCTCATCAAAGTGTTTGTAAACAAACGCACCTACTTCAAACCACTCAGAGTTTTTAACGTTGATAGTAACGCTTGGTTTATGTTCACACCAATGGCGTTGATACATTAACCACATCTCTAGCTGTTCAATAGCAGACATGTCAGCAGTGTGTATTGCACCATCAGGTGACTTCATAGGGAAGCTGAACACAGTAGTCTGATCAGGCTTCATTACATCTGGTTGACTAGGTATCCCCTGATCTTTCATAAACTGTGTCAGTGGATCTTTATTGTCACCACGTACAGTACGAATATAATAGGGTGAATGCCTAGCGTGAATACCAGAGGCGGAATCAACAAGTTGTGATACCGTGCCGGAAGGTTTAACACATGAGATAGCAGCAGACACAGGGATACCAAAGCGTTCAGCCCACTCAGCGTTAGTAGTAACAGCGACATATTTTAAATGCTCCAATGTTTGTGACAGACCTTCGTTCTTTAAAGTCATCAAAGGGTTATCCATTATACCTGTAAGTGATACACCTAGTAAACGTTCTGCTTCTGTGTTTGTTTGCCAGACTTTACGTAAGTAGGGGAAGTTAGTATAAGTACTTTGTATTGTACCTAAGATGGTTGCAATACGGACTTTCCGTTCAATGTCTTTTAATGTATCAGTTGCTCGTATAACTACCTCTGATAAATTACAAAATTCGTTTGGCCGTAAAATTATTTCTGAGCATGGGTTTGTCCCAAACTCGTAGTTTGTATCACGCCTACCATTTTTACCTGCTTGCTTTACACTAGCCTGACGATTGAAGATACCACGTTCACCACTACCGCTCTCCATTAGAGATGTCCACTCACGCATGAATGCCATACTGTCAGGCTTCTCAGTGTACGACACAGAGTTGTTTGCTAATGCACGATGTACTGCATTCTCCCACCATGCACCTGACTTAGCATGACGCATACGATCATCTGATAGATTACTCAATGAGATCATAGCACTACGGCGAACACCACCAACTACTACCACCTCACCAATCTTACACATAAGATCGTGACACTCAATACTAGATAGCTTACGGCCTTTACCACCATCAGACTGAGGTTGTGCTTGTTTGAATGTAGTAACAGCGAAGTTAAACAAATCAATTAAAGGTGCAGGGCCACTAGCTCTACCTCCAAATGTCTTTAGTCTTGCACCAGAAGGACGAACCTTACTTGTATCCCACTTAGGGATTTCACCAGCCCACAGGAGTGCCAACACTTGACGAAGACCCTTAGCCCAACCTTCCTTACTATCCCTGATGACTACTGTAGTCTCGCTCTCAAAGAGCTTTGGCACATCTGGGAGCTTACTGATGAACTGTCGCTCAACACTGAAGCCAACACCAGTACCACAGAGAAGGACAAACATAGCCTCATCAAATGATTTTAGGTCATCAACAGGTAGGTAACTACAGTTATACATACATGTGTTATCACGTTGTGCAGCTTTACCTGCAGTCATCATAGATCGCATTGATGGCATAACTTCTAAGCTTAGAATGCTATTGCGTATATCGTTCACCACTGCATCTGTATAACCAGCTACAGTAATCAAAGGCTTTACAATGTTGTCAATATATCTCTCAACTGTTTCGCCCCAAGTTTCTCTGCGTCCTTTATCCTCTAGCCAACGGGCATACCTGCTGGTAGCAATAAAAGTTTGATAGTCAGTAGGTAGATAGTTATCAGTCATCGGTTGTCTCCACTTCCTTTTATTACTCCACGTGCCATACGGCTATTGAGTTTGTCTAAGTTACGTCTTGCAATAGTTTCCATACCAAGACCTAAGTCAGTACATATATTAGCTATGTACCAAAGACAATCCCCTACCTCATCACCAAGAAAATATCTTTGTTCAGGTGTCATTATTCCATTGTGATCACGAAGTATTTTTTTATAGTGACCTGCAACTTCCCCAACCTCTGAGCATAATCCAAGTATAGGATACGTAATAACATCTGCATCAGAATATATAGCAGTCTTAACCGCTTGCGTTTGATAGTGTTCAAACTTCATTTATATTTTCTCCTGCCAAAGAAGTTCTAAGTTTGTTGGTTAGCATGTCACGAAGGACAGTTAAACTGTGTAGTTGATACTGCACGGTAGCCGAAACAGATTGATTATTCTGTAGCTCATGTAGGATATTGTTTTGTTCTTCATTAAAGTTTTCACTCTCATAATCTGTATCGTCAATCGTTACCTTAGTCATATTTAATTACCTCACATTGTGCTATTGTTATATCATCTATGTCATACATAGCGTTAAGTGTTAGTTCTTCTAGTATCTCAGAGTGATCATCTATATCTACCTCTAAGAAGTTGGCGTTTTTGTCCACCTTTATTCTCAAGTTAAGCTCATACTCCAAAGTTAAAGTCTCCAGTTATACTCATAAATAACATAATGTCAATCATCATCATGCTCAATCTCAATAGGATTAATACTTGTTTGAAAGTATTTAACCATCTCGTAGGCATCATCCCTAGTTTGAAAGTAATATTCAATACTCTCTATTTTACCATCTATCTCTACCTTACATAGGTTTATGTATAGATCTTCGGCATCTTCCTCTATGTCACCAGCATGGAATGGACCCTCTAGTACACCCCATATTTTATGGTTTGGTTTTTTTAGATCTGAGTGATAGTCCATCAGTTTTGTATCCTCTCAATAAAGATAAGTAATGTTGTAGGTCTACTACAACTAACCAAGGTTGCCTGTCTGATCTATAGAAGACAACTGGTGGACCTTTACTGTGATTAGTAGCTTGATCCATCCAACCGTAGACTGTTTTTAATCCTGACTTCCTACGTTTAACTTCTATAGATATGGGTATAATCTTTTGTGCTTTAGGTGATAGTTGTACGTCAGCACCAGTGTCTCCCATAATCGTAGACTTAACGTCATCAGGCTCAAGCTCAGGGAAAGTCTCAAGTAGATAATCTCTGATCTCTTGTTGCCCTAACCTTCCCTTTTGTTTACCTTGCTTACTCAATCTATCAACTCCCCTACCTTTTTGCTTTAGTCATGTCTGTTTATACCCATGAAGGCTTTTGCATTACAGTGTAATCACCCCAACCTGTACC